AGTTCATACTGGTACTTGCTTTTCTATACTGGTTGAAGGTAAAGATAGACACACGTGCTGGTCTAGGTAAGAAAAAATTGAGACAGTTGAAGACAGTAATTAAAGAGGCAATCGAAGAAACAAAATAGGAATGTTAAGAAACTGTATCGGTTTACACATTATTACTTGACTATATAATATACGTGTGTTAGTATTAACACAATCGTTCATCCCATCAGGGACGCAACTAAGCCGACACGGAACGGATTTCGTTCATCCTCTTACGAGGACGCAAATGCCGACTGAAGGAACGGATTAATCACCCTACCTTTGGAGAAAGCCAATGGCACAAGTCACTTATCGTGGAGTCAAGTACGACTCTGAAGAGTACCGCAAGATGGTACAACACCAAGCTCAAATTAGAAACCATGATCTAATGTATCGTGGTATCAAAGTGGAACGCAAGTTCGCAACTCAGAGCTAGATCAAAAATCACATAGTGGTTTCATGAATCCTGGAAAATTTTTTCCAGGATTTTTTTGTTGCAAAAGTCGAGTCCATGTGCTAAGATAAATAACTAAGTAACATTACTCAATATGTCACAGAAGTTGGAAGGAGAGCAGCTGCTCAAGTTAAGAGAGTATGTACTCAAATTACTGCTGAAGAATTTTCCGAATCATCGCTCGAAATATATCTACGAGTGTGCTGATGAGTGGTGTAACAAGCAGGTCACATCTAACGGAATAGTAGGTTACTTCAAAGCCTACTACGGTAAATATGAAGGACAAGAAGGCAGCAAAGAAAATTATTAAGAGAGCAAAACATAATCCAAGTCTTTATAGCAAAGATGAGGTAAAGTATGCTAAAATATACCTGAAACGTATAAAGCGTGAAAAGAAACAACATGAATGTGAAATTAGTGACAGTAACTCCAGAAGCGGAGACGCACATGGGTTACGTGGCAAGGGTGAGCAACCCAAAGAACCAAGACAATCCAAACGTCGCTGGTTTACTAAGCTATTGCATAAAGCACGGTCATTGGTCCGTCTTTGAACAAGCATACCTAACTGTAGAAATTGAGACCACTCGTGGTCTTGCAGCACAGATTCTAAGGCATAGATCATTTACATTCCAAGAGTTCTCTCAACGCTATGCTGATGTGAACTGGTTGAAGATGGGTATACCTTTACCAGAATTACGCAGTCAGGACAGTAAGAATAGACAGAATAGTATAGATGACATACCAGAAGAACAACAGAAGAGGTTACAGAAAGCAATCGGTAGGCACTTCTATGAAGCGTTGGATTTATACAATGAACTCATACGTGAGGGTGTTGCGAAGGAATGTGCGAGATTTGTTCTCCCATTAGCATCACCAACTAGAATATACATGACTGGTAGTGTACGTTCATGGGTTCACTACATAGAACTACGTTCTGGACATGGTACACAAAAAGAACACATGGAAATTGCTCAAGCATGTAAAGATGTTTTTGTAGAACAGTTTCCTATTACATCTCAAGCATTGGAGTGGAAATAATGCCAACATATCCTGTTAAAAATTTAAAGACTGGTGAGGAGAAAGAACTCATGATGTCTATGAAATCATATGATGAGTGGAGGAAAGAGAATCCTGACTGGGATAAAGATTGGTCGAAGGGTTGTGCTGGTTCTGGTGAGACAGGTGAGTGGCGTGATAAAATGAACAAGACACATCCTGGTTGGGGTGATATAATGAGGAATAAAATAGTACCTAAAGCAGCAAGATATAATAACCGTAGTATCACAGACAAGTATAATTAATATGACTGCAAAAAAGAAAACAACTAAGGCACCAGGAGCAGGTATGTCTGCCAAACAAAGGAAGAGACGCAAGCCAATCAATCAGGAACTAATGTTTCCTATTGAACCACTCACTGATAATCAAAAGGTATTCTTTGATGAGTGGGACAAGGGTCAGATGATCTATGCTTATGGTGTAGCAGGTACAGGTAAAACATTCATTGCAATGTATAAAGCATTGCAGGATGTACTTAGTGAGACTACTCCTTATGAGAAGATCTATCTAGTACGTTCTCTTGTACCATCTAGAGAGATTGGTTTCTTACCAGGTGATGCTGATGATAAGTCATACTTATACCAAGTACCATACAAGAAGATGGTGCAAGCCATGTTTGAGATGCCAGATGATGCATCATATGAAATGTTGTATCATAATTTAAAGGCACAGGAAACTATTTCTTTCTGGTCTACCAGTTTCATACGTGGTACTACCTTTGATAATGCTATTGTAATCGTTGATGAATGTCAGAACTTGAATTTTCATGAGTTAGATAGTATAATAACAAGAGTTGGACAAGATAGTAAGATGGTATTCTGTGGTGATGCTGCTCAGACAGATTTAGTTAAGACTAATGAACGCACAGGCATCTTGGATTTCCAAAAGATCCTACAAATAATGCCTGAGTTTTCTCTTATCGAGTTTGGTATAGAAGACATCGTTCGTTCAGGTTTAGTCAAGTCATATTTGATTAATAAAATCAACTTAGGATTATGAAGTTTGAACATAATCCTAGATGCTTTCCTCTTGATAGCACAGCAAAGATGGTTGATGGTAAGAGAGTTTATTCTACACCCGATGGTGTTTTTTATCCTTCAGTTACCACAGTCATTGGTAGCAATGCTAAGAAGCAAGCAGGTCTTGCTAAGTGGAGAGCACGTGTAGGTAAGGAGAAAGCAGCAGCAATCTCCTCACGTTCTGCTTCACGTGGTACTACATTCCATAGTATTACTGAGGACTATCTTAATAATGAGTTGGAGATAGAAAAATATAAAGACACTCCACTCCCTGTTATAATGTTTGAGCAGACCAAAAAAACCTTTGATCGTATAGGGAATATATACTTACAGGAAGCATTTCTTTATTCAAAACACCTTGAAGTTGCTGGTCGTGTCGATTTAGTTGCCGAGTTTGATGGTGAATTATCTATCATAGACTTTAAGACATCTGCTGAACCTAAAAGAGAAGCATACCTATACGATTATTTTGTTCAAGAGACAGCCTATGCATGTTGTTTTCAAGAACTGTACAGTTTAACTGTCAAACAACTCGTAACTATTGTTGCTTGTGAGAATGGCGAAACTCAGGTCGTAATTAAACCACCTAAGAAGGAGTACCTTCTTAAACTCATACAGTACCGAGAAGAGTACGAGAAAAAATATGGACAAAAAACAATTACTTGAGGATAAATTTATGACCGCTGCGAAATTCTCGCAGGAAGTGGAGAAGATTGCCCTACACAATCCAGACATGAACTATATTGATTCGGTTATCCACTACTGTGAAGAAAATGAGATTGAACTAGATAACGTAGGTAAGTTGATCAGCAAACCATTAAAAGAAAAGCTTCGCTTTGAAGCACAAGAACTAAACTTTATTAAAAAAACAAGTCGTGCCAAGTTGATGCTAGTATGAGTAAATTCTTTCAGTCAGAGTTAGTTCGTGGAGACATCCAAGAGATGATAGAACTACAGCAGTTCTGTTTTAGATCTGCTATGAATTTTATATTACTAGATCCACAAAGAAAAATAGAATACTTTGAAGCATTAGAAAAATTAATTGAGAAGCAAAAGATATTTCATGCTCGTCTTCAGTTGAGTGATGACCCTGAAGCAAAATCTGTTGTAGAATCTATGAAGGCGGGTATAGTAATGCTAGGTGCTACCCCAGACACACCGATAGAAAAGATGTTTGATGAATTGTTAGAAAAGATTAACATAATGAGAGAAAAGTTGGAAGAGGGTTGACAAATAAATAGTAATGAGGTATATTATATGTGTTGGGTTGACGGATTCAACACGGGAGTGACTGAATAAACTTGCTGGCATAAGGCTAGTTAAGGTGATGAGACACAGGTGGTGCTGCTGCTCGCAAGAGTAGAATCGACCTACCAGTCGGGTCTCAGATAGTAAGGTAAAAATCTACTCAATGTAGCAATGCCCCTTACTTGTTGGTAAACATGAA